ATTCTTTACCTATGGCCATCGTTTACCTTTTGCACCTGTTTTACTTCTGCTTCTAATAAGTCCAGAAGATTCTGATACAGGATATCTATCATTTCATAGCTCATATTAAGAACTGTCATAAAATCAGTATGTAAATGACGGGTTATTAGCGTTGCCTTGTCAATAGAAGGTGAATGAGCATTGATATTTTCACCTTCTACCCCACTAAAAAAGCGTATACCAGTATGCAGATCGTGCTGAAATCCTTAAGGAAGAGCTCAGAGGTCAATATGGTAGTGGGGATACCGGACGCCACAGAAAACAGCTTGATCTGAATATCCATATTCTGAGCGGGCACAACTATCTGAGCCCGATTCTTCTTTTCAACCTCTTTAACTATTCCCATATATCTCAATGGACTTACTGCTGATAAATCAAAATACAGGATATCTATTTCCTTACCGTCAAAATGTATAGGCTTTTTCAGCTTATAAGTCCCTTTTCCGGTCGTTATTATGTTTTCAGCGCTTTCGGAATTTGTAATGATCTCATCATTTTCTTCGTTATACTGAATATCATCAGCTTTGATCTCATTAAAGCTTTCAGTTTCCGGTTTATCCAGTTCGATATGTATCTCTTTCTGATCCTTATCCATTTTTTTTCCTTTCTTTTATTCTTTTAATAAAAATCCTGACTTCTGGCGACATATTGCCAAAAGTCAGGATTATGTGTCTTTATTCCAAAAATCGTTACTTAGAAGCTAGCCATAGCGGTATTGAGCTTAGCGGCAAAATCCACACCGCCAAGTACCAGCTTCTTGTTAATAGGATCATAGTCAATGATCACGGTAGCGGCTTCCTCTGTGTCGTATTTCCTTGTGAGCTTGTAAGAGTTAAGAGCTATGGTAAATTCCTTATCAGAATTATCTCCCTTCGCTCTGTCACCGCCCGGGATCTTCTTAAGCATCCCGCTGCCTTCAACTACATAGGTAACATAGCCTACATTGCCATTCTTGTCCGTATACTGCTCTACCCAGGTAAGGCTGTGCATCTGCTTTTCCGGGCTGTAAAGGTTAGAGCATTCCGGCATGGTTGAAAAGGTAAGGTTCATATCGAGCGCTCCAATAGCCGCCCAGTCTATAACCTGTACCGTTCCATTAAGTCCAGAATACCCGGATACTTCATTAGCCGTAGGCTCTATATCAGGGAGACTGAAACTCTTAAGGTTGTCACTGGTCTGATAATTCAAGTTTTCAGCCTTTTCAGCCGCCTTACTTACTCTGTGAAGAAAATCAGTTAAGGTATATACGTACTTTTCCATTACTCTTCACCCCCTATCTCTTCGAAGTAGGTATCTAATGCGTTGCTGTCATATGTGACATTAGCAATGATAGCCTTAGCAGGCGGAGTATTGGTTTCCGCTATGCTGTATGTGAACTGTCCGTCAGCAATATCCGCCGTGGAATTCTCAGAAGGCTCAAAGCTTATTACGCCGGCGATAAGCATCCCGCTTGAAATGTAGGAATCCAGCACCTTTGTATAAGCCGTCACGATATCATTGGCCTGCCTTATGCTCATAGGCTTGTGGATGATCTCTCCAAACCTAAGCTCGAAGTCGTTGCAGATATAATCCATCATCTGCACGGCTACATCGTTAAGCTTATTAGGCGGGATATTGCCCCTGTTGGCCTCTGAGTAATTTGACATACAAACACCCCAGGTATTCCACTGCATATTGGTGGTAAACGCCATAGTGGCAATACCGGCAGCATTCAGGATGTCTGCTTCGCTCTCCAGCTGTTTGATAAGATTTCCGCTCTTATCGCACAGATTATTGATAACAATCATCTCATTTGACGCTGATTCATATGGAATTCCGTCATTCCGCTTGTCAACGGTCTCTCTTCTTGCACCGAATACCAGCGACAGAGGATATACATAGGATCCTTTCTTGACGTAAGGCCAGCATACCTTCAACTTAGGTGAATTGAAGCTTTCTTTTTCGGTCAGAGCATCCGCCCGGTTGGTACTGTTGAGCTGTCCGATAGCCTGGGCGTAATAATGCTTGTCGATAGGCTCCTCAGCTATAGCCGCGAGCTTCGACATCACTATGTTCCCGCCGGTGTCTGTTTCCTTGTCCCATAAAGGAGCGGACAGAGAAGCAGGTACGAATCCCGTATTCTGCGGGATGTATTCTATCTCTTCATAAGTGTCCTTATTGAAGCTGATAGATTCCGGCGTTACCACATCTCTATCTACTGAGGCGGTTGCCAGGGTTGATGAACTGATAATTACATTCTGTCCGGTAGAATCATAGGCCGCTTCATAGTCCGTACCCTTTTCGTATGTGGTAGAATCGCCGTCCGTCAGTTTGAGAGACGACAATACCGTGTTGCTTCCTGCAATCTTCGCTATGCCCTTCACGAAAGTTACAGAGCAGCGTGATACAGATGTCGCATTGATGGGAACTTTGTTATTTACCATAATAACAGGAAAAATCTGTTCCTCATCATTATGATACTTGGCCACCATAGAGAGCGACTGATCTTTTGAGAAGGTTCCGGAATCAGGTATGCTATATCCTAATTTCTTTCTCATATCATCAATGCTCTTAATGACTTCCGTCTTTCCGGCAAGATCTGCCCAGTTCTCGTCATCCACCTGCCAGATAGGAGCCTGACCTAAATAAACAGGTATGGCACTAGTGGCCTGCGCTGTTTTCAAGGCGGCGGCGTCGATTTGTTTGGCAATTATTCCATTAGCCATCTTTAATTTACCTCCTTAAAAAATTTTAGTCCGAGGCCGTGCCCCGACGTTGGTTTTTATCTGAAATGTCAGGAATCCGAAGTTATACGGATATGTATAAGCCTGGGTTCCATAATTTCCTAAAGTGAACTCCATCCCGGCCGGAAATATGATCTTAGGATAGTCCTGTATCCACATCATTACCCGTTCTAACATTTGCGTGATATCCAGAACGCCCTCATTGTCAGGAAAGTTGATATCTTCTTCGCTTTCCGTATCGTAGTTCTTAGCGGTATAAGCGCATCCCTGTATGAGAACATTCAATTCCTCGTCATCTGGCCGGAAAACTGCTGAATCATACCCGATAAGCAAATACGGAGCCTGATAAAACCGTTCATCAGTCGCTCCGTACAATGAAAAGTTGGAATGTGGAATGTTCCCGATGGCCACTTTGGGCTTTACGAGCTTCAGAGGGCTATCTTCATCCCCTTCTTCTGGCTCCCGCACCATCTTAAACTTCTCTTCATTTATCTTCCCTTCCAGGTATTCTTTTATAGATTCAAGCTCCGTTTTTATGCTGCGCATTTATTACAATCCCATCCTTTTCATCTCGTGATCAAGCCTCTTTGACAGAGTTTCATTCATAGCCTTTGACACGTTTTCATATATTTCCGGATTCGACAGCATCTGAGCAACCGATACACGGCGCACGGGTTCGGGTAGTGAATATTTCCCTGACCTTTCCCAGAGCATTATCGTTCCGCCCTTCACTCTGGCTGGATTCATAATGAATCCGTGCTGATATTTACGCTTTTTCCCTTTTTTTACGGTTGCAGCGGCTATCCTTCTCCGTTTCACTGGTATGCCCTTCTGGGACCGGTATTCTTTAGGTGTCAGGTTGAAATGGGAGGGAGACTGTCCTATCGTCAAAGAAGGAGACTTCGCTGAAAGAGTAAATTTACTCTTGCTGACATCAATATGCCCGTCCAGCTCACTCTTTTTTACATTGTAAATCTTAGGAGCTCCCCCTTTAGATCCGCTGGTAAAAGCAGACCTGCCACTGTTCAAGGCTCGGATCATTGCCCGGTCTATGGCCTTCTGTCCATTGTTCTTTAGGGCCTTATGTATCTTTTTGATATTTGAATCATCGATCTGTATATCAAAGAATTCCATCAGCCTTTACCCTTTATCAAAAAGATCGTGTACATTCCCATATCTTCCTCTATCCTGTCAACGGTATAAAGCACACCGTCAAGCCTTACAGCATCGCCGTTCTTTGGCTTCTTGATGAAATCAGAGGCGGAAGCAAACAACATATGACCATCCTGACCCAAAAACTCATATTGAGCTGAGTATTGCCGTATGAGGATATCATCATCAACAACAGCGTGGATCTCGTAACTCGCCCCGCTGCCACCATTCCATTTATGGACATCTGCAAATTCTTCAAGGTTAATAAATACGCCCTTGATATCAGCGTCAACCATATCTTTGAAAGCGCTCATCAGTCTACTCCCACACGGCTGAACCGTCTTCGGTCCATTCTTTCACCTTTTCACTGTCCTTATCGGGCAGTTCTTCCCCTGTCAGAAATTCACGCCCATAATAAAGTATGGGACGGCGTGCTATGAGCCTTTTCTTGGATGTAGCCTTTACCGTAGCCTTAGGCTTTTCTTTTACGACCGCTTCGTCTTTGACGGCCTTTGTCTTTTTCGTAGCCATTTAATTTCTCCTTATTCCGGAAGCTGCGCCCTTATCACGGGCTCAGAATCGTCATCCAATGCTTTTTCTATCGCTTCGATCAGCGCCGCCTTGCTCATCCCTATCCTAAAGGCGACGCCACAATCCTTGGCTATCCCTTTGAGTTCCTTCAAGGACATATCCCCCAGGTTCATCTCCGGAACAGGCTCAGGGTTGGCGTCCGCTTCAACCTCGACGGGCTCGACGGGCATAGGCACGATCTTCTCAGCATTCCCGGCTTCTATCAACACGCCCTGCCTCTTCAGACTATCGAAAAGCGCATCGCTTACTTCAAACGGTGCGCTTTCCTTGGTCTTATTCTCCACGGAGTTCGTATCTTTGTTATAAAGTCCGAATACTCCATAATAACTGCTGTTCACTTTTGCGAGCATAATGTCCCCTTTCTTTGTGCCTGCCTATATCAAGCAAGCACCTTTGAGTACACGAACGGGTTCTTGACGTTAGGGATAGCCAGAGGCTTCGCCTGGAGCGTCAGCGTCCTTACGTTGTCGTGAGAGTTGGTCGTCACATGGGGAACCCTGCGTCCTGCATAGGTCACGAAGTCATGAGCGTACTCCTCGAGCTGGGTTACGGAACCATATGCCATACGGCCGCAAGCCGGGGCGGTCACAATAACAGATCCTGAAGGAATGAACGCTTTGGTGGTTCCGTCATCAGCGGTATAAGTCCTTGAATATGAGAACACATTCATGATGTGTCCCTTCACGTTAAGGACTGCGATAAGCACCGCGCCGCTGGGCAGCTCTTCGGGCTTGACTTCCCCGATCTCATATCTCCTGATGTCGAGGAGTTTCTGGATGGAAGCATTGCCCATCATAACATCAGCGACATCGCCAGCCACTATCACATCAGTAGCAGGAAGGCCTCTGTCAGTCAGCATATTCGCCATAGTAGCGAGGTCTGAAATGATGTTAGAGGAAGCGGTAGACCAGCCGGATCCGGTATAAGTCGCAGGATTACTGCCTTCTGAATAGTACTTGATATTGAAGTCTATTCCCTGTGAGCCGTACTTGTCAGCATACCTCTTGGCGCTGTATGCGTTGGTAAGAAGCGTCTGGGCCGCCATATGCTCTTCACGAAGATCTATAGCCCTGGTAAGGTCTACGAGATCATCAGCGAGTATCTTCGCTTCCCTTCCGGAAGGCGAAAGCGCTCCGCCGATAGCCTCGCCCGCCTGCCTGTCTTCAAGATGTCCGGCAGTGAGCACCCTTTCAGGGGCTATCATGGGAGGCTCGAATTCGTGTGTCTCATAACCCCTGCGGTCCATGGGAATGCCGCCTACTTCGGGAAGGACGAGGGGCCCGAGCTTGTTGGCCTGCTCATCCTTGTAATCGATGTCCACCTTCTTCGTGCTGAAGATATCAGCGTCAGAAGTGGGGAAATACCTATCACGCAAAAAAGAAGCCTGAGGAGCATATACTTCCTTTGCCTGAAGGAGTGTACGGGTATCATATAAATTTGCTGCCATCTCTTTCACCTCCTTAAATCAAAGACCGGCCTTGACATAGATGCCGTTCTTCTTGAGATCGGCCTTGTCAGCGTCTGAAAGCGTGTGATGTTCGTCAACGATCAGGGATTCTTCCTTGAAATCGCCGGACAGATACGCCCTTGCCGTAGTGTCTGCGCTGGTTGCGTCCACATCGTCCGCCAGGATGGCTTCAGGGAGATATCCGCTCACCCTGAGAGTGGATGCTGTGATAACGAACTTATCGGAACCGTTCCTAGTCAGCACGGAACCTCTCTTCAGCTCGCCTTCTCCGCTTGCCACCGTGACAGTGCCGACGTGCAACGGCTGATTGTTATCGGCTATAAGATTGTCAACAACATATTTTTCTACTATCATCTTTTTACCTCCTTACTTCCTAGCGGCGGCCTTGAGCATCGCCGCGCCGTCCTGGATATCCTTTTCAAGGGTATCTATCTCCGACCCTGATACGGGGTCAGCGGTTACATTGTCAACGCCCGATACAGCCTGTTCGGTCTCACGGTTCTTAAGGTACTCCGCCCCCTTTTCCTGCTGCATCTGCATCGCCTTGAACGCCAGGTCTTTGGCCGTCATAGGCTCGTCGCCGTACTTCGCTTCGTTGACGAGTTCGGCGCTTACCGTATGCGCTATGGAATCTATCTCCCTTATGCGCTCACGCTCGGCCTTGATGGCATTCTGCACGGCTTCAGTATGATCAGCCTGAGCCGTTGACTTCGCCTCTTCCTCGATCTGATTTATAAGATCGGGATATGTGGCTTTGAGTTCTTTAATATCCATGCTCTTTACCTCCTTACTTGATGGATGATCTATATCAACCGGCTCAGTGCCGTTTGATTCTGGTAAATGTGCCCCTATCATCTGGAACGGGGGCACCGGGCAATGGCTGAAGTTGTGGGGCACGCCGTTCACGGTATAGATCGCCGTGTCCCCCACCCGGTCGACGACAGGCTCGCTCTTGTTTATCACCTCGTCAGCGAAGCCTTCCTCCACCGCTTCGTCTGCGGTCATCCAGGTGGTCTTGTTCAACATCGACATGACGTCGTCCTGATCTCGGCCCGTCCTATCTGACAACAGCTCCGCAAGGCTCTTATCTATGCTCTTAAGCGTGTTATCAACCTTCTTCAGTTCCTGTCGGTTGTAATAACCAATCAGCCCTGCGGAAGCTGTGTGTATCATCGTCTGAGATCCGACGGATACGAGCCGCCTGTCTCCGGCCTGTGCTACTATGGCGGCGGCCGACGCCGCCAGGCCGTCCACTATCGTCGTAGTATTCGCCTTCAGCGCCCGGATCTTATTGAAGATGGATATCCCGGCGTATACATCGCCTCCCACCGAGTTGATATAAAAAGAAACTTCTTCCATTCCGGATAAAGTCTCCAAGTCTTTCAGGAATCCGTCAAGCTCGATAAACAATCCGTCTATCTTCTCGCCCGTCCACCAGTCCGTTGGCACGCTTTCAACTATCTCTCCATACAGGTTGACGCTTGCGCTCTTTCCGTCTTTCGCCTTGTTTATCAGATATGGCTTCACCCCGTTCAAAGCTTTGGGAAAAACCTGCGCCGTCATATTTGGCATGGATCCAAAAACGCGGCTCATAAAGTCAACAAAGTGCATCTTTATTCCTCCTTTTTTTATTCATATGTTTCCTGCTGTTCCGGTTTATTCATTGCCGGTTCCGGTATGAGACTGAGGCTTTCAGCCTTAGCTTTTTCCCTTGCCAGCTGTTCGATGTTTGAATCATAATCGGAGCCATTGAGCCGGAGAGCACTGTCTGCGTGCGTGCTGAATCCGCTGTCGCAAGCCATCTGCTCCGCCTGAATCTCCTTCGTCGGGTCAAGCATACCCTGAGACGGCCCAATCCACTGGCAAGCGAGCCACGCCGCCTTTATCGCCGGATCAGCGAAGTATCCCGGCGCCTGTATTCGACCGCTGGCCACCGCTTCAGTCATCCATAGGTCATAAACAGGCTGACAAAAATCATTTATGAACCAGGTACGGTACATATTGAAAGACTTCCACGCTTCCAATAGTGCTCCCCTTGACGCCGAATAGGAGCTATCGAAGGCCTTCATCAGAATATCCCTCGGTATCTCCAACGCCGCCCCGATCTGCGTAACTATCGAATTGACAAACATATCAAATGTCGAACTCGGATGCGTAGGACTTGAAAAAGTCACGCTTTCGCCTGGATTCATTACATTTACCGTACCCGACCCTAGTTCATATTCGTTTGGATCATAACTCGCCT